ATCGAGTTGGCCACCACCAAATATGCCAACAAGGACGGCGAGAATGGCGTCCCAGTATTCCGCGATTTTTGCGATCAGGACGGCGATTGTCTTCTCTGGCATTTTTTGACCCATAGCAGTTACCCGGCCCCCGGCCAGAATGAATTAAGAAGCGGTGCCCGTCCGCATGATGTTCGCCAACTCGATAGCTCGCTGGCCTACTTGGCGGGCGTACTTGCTGTCGAGCATTTCATCAGCGGCGGTGGCGTAATCTTTTCGGCCAATGGCGGACCACATGCGCTTAAACGTCATAAGGCCCGAAAAGCCGAGGTTGTAAACCATATTTGCGATAACCGTCTGGCGAACAGGGTCGAGATCCCGGTATTCGTCGACGGTCTCCAGCTGGCGCTCAACCTGGTCGATATCGTTGTCGAGCATGAAGTCAGCCTCATCACGACTGATGCCCACGTCTTCCAGGTTGCGACCATAGCCGACGGTCAGCTTGCCCACTGTGTCGAGGTAGGGCTTCAGGCGGAGGCCTTCGTGGCGCTCTAGCTGTGATCTGAGTAGTTGGCGATTCATAGGCATAAAAAAGCCCGCTCGGCGGCGGGCGAATAGTCATGTTTGGTTGCGGCTGCTGAATTGTAAAGAGGGCGCCAACCTCACCGAGCGGATATGTGTATGCACCGGCCAGGCCGCACGTTGTATCTGGGTCGGGCACAAAAAAGCCCGCTGACCTGTTAAGGACGCGGGCTTAGAGGAAAGTTCTGCACTATGGTGATTTATACCAATTTCGACCGACAAACGCAAGACCCTTCACGCTGCTCGAGCATCCCCGTACATTTCATTCAAAACTTCAGCGATTGGCGAAAGAGCCTTTCTCTCCATGTTGTCCAGAATGTTGAGCATCTTTTCCCAGTCGGGCTGCCAGCGCTTATTCCATTGCTCTGTGTCCGGCAGGCGTTCGGCGTACATGTGATAGAGGAAGTGGCTGATTGCCTTTGGCCCGCCCAGGGTAGCCCCGCCACCGAATGCAACGTCACGGTGATAGCGCATAGCCGCATACATCAGCAGCTTGAGCCGGATGATTCGCTTGGCCTGCATTCTCGAGAGTTCTTCCTTGTCGAAGTCCTTGAAGAACTCGAGCTGCAATGCTTCGTGTACGTTCTCGCAGTCGTCTGCGCTGAACTCGCTGGTTGGCGAGTACATGATTGCGCCAAAGGACTTGAGCACCTTCGGCAGCTTCTTGATTGCGCCCTGCACTCTCGAGCGCCACATAGGGTCCCAGCCCTCAAAGAAGTCTCGAGGCGAGCGCTCAGAATCCTTGGCGCTCATCAGCGGCTTTCTCGAGGCGACCTGCTTCTTGGTCTTGTTCCTTTCGTCCACTTCATACACGTTCTGGTGCCAGCCTCTCGAGTAAACTTGCCCCGGTTCTTTCGGCGCCTTCGGCGTTACCTTCTGTTCACCGCGCATTCTCGAGAGCGGGTCATCTTTCGGAATGTAATACGAATCGTGCCATGCGACTCGAGCCGAACGGCGATATTGCTTTACTTCATCGTTTCCACTACTCATCAGCCTGCCCTCATCTGGTTATAAATGCCCCGGATAGTTGACGCCGCCGTTGTTATAGATTGCCCATGCATTCTGCCCGGCCGGGATCAAAACCATTGCTTGCGGGAATTCGCCGGTGCCGGTGCCAAACACGTAAAACTGTTTCAGGTTGGCGTCCAGCACATTAGTGTCGTAGACAAAATTCTGATACCGCCAATAAATCAGTCGCAACTCATTCGTGTTGGCATTCATGCCGTTGATGCCGAACGCAGCTATATTGTCGTTGCCCCAATGAACCTTTGCGGAACGCGTTCCGGAGTGCGCCCTGGCTGTATCCACGACCACGTCGCCGGTTCTGCCGTACTGGGTATTAATACCTGTTTTATAGCCAGCCTGAGACGCGACCCCATCGCCAACGTCCGTTCCAGCGGCAACGTTTTCCCAATTGCTTGCCATAACAACCGTGGGCGCTGGCCCATAATTTCCAGCCGATAGTGTCACTTCTTGGCCGTCAGACCATGACTCCTGTATCGGCTGCGGGTCAGTATCCCCGCCGCCGCCATTATCCAGGTCAAGCAAAAGAGACCTAGACGCAGCAACAGACAGCGGTGAGTCGTTTGTGGCCATGCATGGGGCTCCGGGCGGTTAATGTCTAGGCAAAGTATAGCATGTTGACAGACATAAAAAAGCCCGCAAGGAAGAAGCGGGCAAGGGTCGATAGGAGAGAGCTACGACGTGAGCCATTAGTATAACTCAACCCTAACCGTAAGGGCCAGCGCCTCCCCAAACAACAGCAATCCAGGCTGAACCCTGTACCGTGTGTAATGAGCCGCGCCAACAAACATCGGGCAGACGTTGCCGCTTGAGTCGTCGTTACCCCAGCACTTTGTATAGCCTGTGGTTGCGCCGATGTAACCTGACAGCCTCAGATCGCCGTAGCGTGTATTTGCCCCATAACCTATGGCGTAGGACTCACGACCATAGGAATTGCGATAGCGGGCAGCTAAGACGCTTTTGTGCTCAACTGCGGCCAAGTCATGGCTTGATGTGTAATCGTCATCGGTGATTACGTGCTTTGACCATGCGCCTGCCCAAATTGCGGTTTCGGCCTTCACATAAGGCGACGCAATGGCCATGACCAGAACAAACGCGCCTAAGATCCAGTAGATTGTGTTTGTTTTCATGTTGTCACCAGTTATTGATTTGCGGTTTGCTTGGTCAATATCTGCTTCCCTTTTGTCCCGGATGGTTGCTTCCGGTACACGCTAGAGTATGATCTGTGGCCCTCGGGCATCGCTTGTTTCCGCAATAGGGGCAAATAATCATGAATGTCTGATTGATCGGCAGGCCTGAAAAATGGTCATACACAAGTTGTGCGCACTTGTAACAACATATCTCAATCACAACTCCGCCCTCCTAACGTCCTCATCCGTTCCAAGCGCCTCACCAATAGCCTCAATACTCCGGCTCAGGCTGGCATGCTTCACATCATAAGCAACCCGCCCTCTCTGGCTGCACTCGCGGTTGTCGTAGCGGCCCGCTATGGCATCTTCTACGGCTCGGGAGCGGGCTATTGCTACGTCTGGGTGGGTCATGGTTTGGGCTCCAGGTTGTCGAGTTCGTCCAACAGGGCTCGGGCTGCGCAGTTGTTGCAGCCACACTCCCCAACTGGCGAGCATGCGAATGCGGCAAACGGGAGCAAAGCCTCCCGCAATCGGTGGTGGTGGTTCATGCTTACTTGCGCATCCTTAGCCACTCGCTCAATAACCGAGTAAGGCTGTCTATATCCGTCTAACCCAATCCCCGGCTGAACGCTAAAGATCCACCGGTTTACGCCATCTTCGTCAAGCTCATAAATCGTAGTTCCTTCACGCAGTAATTCGTATCTGTTCATCTTTTCTCTCCTCTCAATGTAACCCAAATCCTCCCACACCACACCCGCCACGGCCAATAATGGTTTGGTCTAAACCCCAACCCTCTTATTCCCAACAATCCCCGCCATAATCTCCCCAAACGACTCATTGGCTGGGCGGTGGTTAACCAGCAAAGGCCGTCCGTTGATGTCGTGTCCGATACAGTTAGTCATTTCTTTGCCCTCGCTCTAATGTTCTTCGCCTTCTTCGCCTTGCGCTTAATGCTAGCGGCTCCTGTCTTCCCGTATCGCTCTCTCGGTATTGGCTGGATTGGCATGATCTTGTATACCTCGCTCCATTCACCAAGCAATAAGCCCATAATTGCCGCTAATGCCTTTCCTAACCCAATCAACATAACCCCTCCAAAAATCCCAAATCCACGCCCCGAGGATAGCGGGGTGTTGTAGAGCTGTCTAAGAATTGTTTGCGATAAGAAAACGGCTGCTTATAATTTGTAAAGTTTTGTAACAGGAAGGATATTGCTTAGTGATTGCTTGGTAAAAATTTACTAAGCAATAATCTTTTATAAGTTCTTGATATATATCTCTTTATATATATTGCTTGGTTGCTTGGATTGCTTGGTTAAAGACAAACAAAAAAGACCACCCGATTTTCTCAGGTAGTCTTTAGGGTTCCGCACCAAGCAACCAAGCAATGGGTTAAATCTTTGAATCCGTTCAACTTATTGCTTAGTAAATGGCCCACTAAGCAATCACCAAGCAACCAAGCAATAATCCGTTAAATCGCTGTTTTCGCTTGCTTTTAACCACCATACCCCGAAAACCAAGCAATGCGCAAGCCCACTGAGGTGTGCTTTACAGGCCGCAGGCAAGGCGCTACTATATCGTGACGAAAAAACATTAAAGGAGTACGCCAACAATGATGACGCTTCCGCAGATCCGCGCACAACTAAAAGACAGAAGCCCGCACAAGGTGGCAAAAGCTACCGGCCTGCACCACAACACCATCCGAGATATACGCGACCGCGAAGATGCTAACCCTACCTGGCGGGCACTTGTTGCCCTGTCTGAGTATCTTGAATCCCAGCTGATCAAGGCGTAACCCATGATGTACAGAGACTTCGTTGATGCGGGGCTCCGCGTCTTTGCATTATGGGCGGTGCGCGATGGCGTTTGCGATTGCGGAGACCCCGAATGCATGGTCCCCGGAAAGCACCCGAGGGCCTCAAACTGGCAGCACACCCCAGAATGGTCAGAAGACCAACTGGAAGTAATGGAGGAGATGGATCAATTCGAAACCGGCTATGGCGTCCTCACGGAAGGCTTGCTGGTTGTCGACGTGGACGAGCGTAACGGCGGGGCTGAATCCTACGTCAAGCTTCTGGAGAAGTTACCACAGATAGCAGGCGCTGGTCTCATTGTAAGAACCGGCAGCGGAGGAGAATCAAAGCATCTCTATTTCGCCATGCCTGAACCTGTGCCAATGGTGCAGCACCTTGATCAATACCCTGGCATAGACTTTAAGAGCAGCGGCTACGTGGTGGGGCCTGACTCTTTCCATGCTTCCGGAGGTCGGTATGAAGTCCTGACTGGATCACCATTTGATATTGAGTCCGCGCCTTCTGCACTTGTGGACCTGTTAAGGAAGCCAGAGCGTCACAGGGCAAGCGTTAACGGTGCGCCTGTAGATGTATCAGAGGATGATATAGAGTCCATGCTGGAGTCTATCCCAAACGACGAAGGCACCGATTACGAAGTGTGGATAAGAATAGGGATGGCAATCCACCTTGTTACCGGAGGCGATGGGTTCCACCTGTGGGAGCAATGGAGCGAGAAAGGGCCAAAGCACAACCCAAAGGACATGGGAAAGAAATGGCACTCTTTTGGGAAGTCCGCAAACCCTGTCACATTTGGAACGTTAGCCCATTACGCCGAAGAAGCGGGTTGGATTGCACCCGTTGAGTTCACATCTGATGTTCATTTTGAGCTACCAGAAGAGGGCGGCATAGAAGTTGAAGGCATCGACCTTTTGCGCCCACCCGGCTTTGCCGGAAAGCTGGCGGCCTGGATCAACTCACGAAACCGCCATCCTCGTGAGTACCTTGCTACGGCAGCAGCATTGGCGACCATATCCAGCGTTGCGGGTATGCGCTACCAAGACCCGTTAGACGGCATTACGCCAAACGTGTTCCTATTTGGTGTTTCGGGGTCCGCAACAGGTAAAGAATCTATCCTGAAAAGCCACCAAGAACTGCTAAGGGCGGCGGGAGTTTCTAGTGCAGCCCATGGCGGGTTCAAGTCGGAGCAGGAGATATTCAGGAATCTGACGCGTCACCAGTGCGCCCTTTATGTAATAGATGAGCTGGGGGAGACTCTGGGCAAGATCCAGAACGCAAGGACCAAGGGAAGCGCAAGCTACCTTGAGGGTATTGTAGGCTCGCTGATGTCGCTGTACTCCAAGGCCAACAGCTTTGCGATGGTGACGGGCGATCTGAAGGAAGAGATCAAAAAGGCCATGATGGCTGAATATGCGGGTATTCAGAAGCGCATAGACGGCAATGAAGGAACTGAGCGCGATGAGATCCGACTGCACAATATCAAGCGTCAGCTTGACCATATCGACAGCGGCATAGAAAGGCCATACCTGAACATATTTGGCCTGACCACGCCAGAGCGATTTAACGACCTGATGGATTTTGACATGGCTGCTAATGGCTTTATGGGCCGGTCTCTTATTTTCCGAGAGCGGGAAGATAATCCAAAGAGTAAGCCGCGGGGCAAGGTAAGGCGCGGCGCTGTGCCGAACGAAATAGCGGCAACTCTGCAACAGCTTTACGCGCCAGGGCACTCCGAAGTGCCAGAGCGGGTTGAGCGGATAGGTGAGCCGGTAGACATTGCCACAAGGCCGGACGCGGAAGCACTATTAGACGAGGCTGAACAGGCTTTTTATGAGATGGCAGAGAAGGCCAAGAACAGCACCGGCCTTACAGCGATCCCACGGCGCGGATATGAGCAAGTAGCCAAGGTTTCCATGATACTAGCCATACCGGAGGGATTGCGTACTGCGGAGCACGTCAGGTGGGCTTACGCGCTTGTTAAGCGTGATGTAGAGGAGAAGATAAACCTGGCGTACAGTAACAGCGCAGTAGACAAGCAGGACGCACTGGCAAGCCAGATCATGAGCAACGTGTCAGAAGAGCATGGCGAGACCATTGGAAGGCTTAGAAGCAAGTGCAGGAAGTACCGCAAAGAAGACGTTGATAAGACCGTTGAAAAGCTGGTAGATGCTGGCCACCTGAAGGAAGAGGAAGCGCCAAACGGAAAAGGAAGAACAACTGTAAAATATTTTGCTGTTATCAGTTGACACTAAAACATGCTAGAACTATAGTTGAAGTGTCGCAACAAGGCGCGACTTTTAAACCCAATGCGGAGACAAGATATGAGCAGCATCCTTTCTATGGCTAAGAAGCCAGAAAACAGAGCTATTATCTGTACGATTACCGGTGATGCCGGTGTAGGTAAAACCCGACTCGCAGCAACATTCCCGAAACCTGTATTTATCCGTTCTGAAGACGGTATGCAGTCAATCCCAGAATCTGACCGACCAGACGCACTGCCTGTAGTTGATGGCCCGAAGGCACTATGGGACCAGTTCCAGGCTTTGATCCATGAAGAACACGAATACCAGAGCGTCATTATTGACTCTGTAACTGCCCTTGAGCGAATGTTTATCCAGCATGTTGTAGACAGTGACCCGAAGAAGCCGAAGAGCATTAACCAGGCTTTGGGCGGATATGGCGCTGGATTGGCAGCGGTTGCAGCCATGCACCAGCGTGTACGGAAGGCCGCTGGCCTGCTTAACAACAAAGGCATTCACGTTGTCTTTATCGCCCATGCAGACACCAACACGGTAGAGCTTCCAGACCAAGACCCGTACACCCGTTACGACTTGCGCCTTGGCAAGCGTAGCGTTGCGCCCTATGTGGACGATGTGGACCTTGTGGGCTACCTGAAACTGGAAACCCATACCATGGGCGACGGTGAGCGCAAGAAGGCTATCAGCGACGGAACACGCCTGCTGGTGACCTACACAACCGCTGCCAACGTCAGCAAGAACCGCTATTCAATCACCGAAGACCTGATCGTTCCTGAAGGGGAAAACCCGCTGTTCGATCACGTACCTACCCTGCAAGCCCTGAAAGGAGCTAAATCATGAGCTTTTGGAATATTGACAAACCAACCGATGGTAACTTTGAAACTGGCGGCGGAGACATCGCGCCGATTCCGAAAAACACAAGCGTCCTCGCTGCGCCCGACGAAGCTAAGTGGGATGAATACAACGGCGACCGCTTTATCAGCATCCGCTGGGCAATTATGGCCCCGACTGAATACAAGAACCGCAAGATCTTCCAGAAGATCCGCGTCGAAGACAGCGAACCGAAAAAGCAGGAAAAGGCCAAGCGGATGCTGGCAGCGATTGACGCCAACGCAGGCGGCAAGCTGATGGCGGCAGGTGAAGAGCCGACCGACAAGAGCTTGACCGTTGCGCTTTGCAACAAGCCGATGGTGCTGAAGCTGCAAGTCTGGGAGATGGAGATTAACGGCGAAGAGCGCAGCGGAAACTGGATCAGCGCTGTTAGCCCCCGCCAGGGTAGCCCAAAGAAGGAAGAGCCCGCACCTGAGCCGGATCCTATGCCGACCGATTTTGATGATGACGTAGGCTTTTAAATCCACGGGGCGCGTTGCGCCCCTAGTTTTCGGGAGGGTATATGGAAAAGCAACGAAGCAAAGAATGGTTCGCAAAGCGAGTTGGCCGTGTCACAGGCTCAAACGTTGGCGCAATACTTGGCCTTAATCCGTACAAGACCGCCGATGACGTATTGCGGGAGATGGTACGGGCGTATCATGGCGCGGAGTCTGAGTTTACGGGCAATGTAGCCACTGAGCACGGCACGTTCCATGAAGACGGGGCGCAGGCCGAGTATGAGATGGAGACGGGAAATAAAGTTCAGGAGTGCGGGCTTATTGTACACCCTGATTACGACTGGCTGGCAGCGAGCCCCGACGGCATTATTGACGGAGAGGGCATACTGGAAATCAAATGCCCATACGGCAAGCGCAAAGACGAGAGGCCGGAGTTTAAGACCTTGGAGGAGCAGGAGCATTACTGGGCTCAAGTGCAGATCGAAATGGCTTGCTCAGAGAACCATTGGGCGCACTTCTTCCAGTGGGCACCTAAAGGAACAAAGTTAGAGACCGTGATATACGACTGGGCATGGTTTTCAGGCGCTGTTGTACAGCTTGAAGCCTTTTATCAGCGCTACCTCTCAGAACTCGACAACCCCGAACACCTACAACCAAAGCGCAAAGTAATCGACACACTGAAGGCCGAAAAGCTGGTCACGGAATACGATGAATTGGCGGACGCCATTGAGCGGGCAACGGCAAGAAAAAAGGACATTCTAGACGAACTGGTCAGCATGGCAGGCGAAAAGAACGCGGACATTTGCGGAAAGAAACTGACCCAAGTAGAGCGCAAAGGCTCTGTGAGCTATGCCAAGGCATTGAAAGAGCTTGCGCCTAATGCAGACCTGACCAAGTGGACCGGCAAACCTACAAGCTACTGGAAGCTGTCATAATGCTAAGACCCTACCAAAGCGAAGCCCACAAGGCCGTTATGGCATGGGTCCGCAAGTCCGTTGATCCATGCTTGGTGGATGCCCCGACCGGCTCAGGGAAGAGCCATATCATTTCTGCAATAGCGGGTGACTTGCACACAATCAGCGGAGGCAAAAAGGTGTTATGCCTTGCGCCTTCCGCTGAACTTGTGACCCAGAACCGCGAAAAGTATCTGGCAACCGGCAACCCTGCCAGTATTATGTCCGCCAGTGCGGGCGCCAACTGCATGAGGCATCCAGTTGTTTTCGGAACGCCTGGCACGGTGAAGAACCGCATTAGAGCTTTTGGCCGTGACTTCTGCGCCGTTGTGTTAGATGAAGCTCACCGTATCACGCCAACCGTCAAAGCCATTATTGAGCGCCTGAGAGAGCAGAATCCTAAGTTAAGAGTGATAGGGCTATCAGCCACCCCGTATCGCTTGGGAAGCGGCTACATATATGAGATGAACGAACAAGGCCAGCCGATGGGCGAACACGCCTGCAAAGATCCGTACTTCACGGCATTGGTTTACAGCATTCAGGCGAAGGAGCTAATTGATAACGGCTACCTTACCCCGCCTGTTATTGGGCAGATCGGCGCGGACAATTACGAAACGCTTGGACTTGAAGTCAACCGCATGGGCAACTTCAACAGCGCGGAAGTTGATAAGGCGTTTCACGGACACGGAAGGAAGACAAGCCGCATCATTGCGGACGTAGTGGCAAAGTCTCGCGACCGTAACGGGGTGATGATCTTTGCCGCGACTGTTCAGCACGCCCAGGAGTGCATGGCCTCTTTGCCGCCAGGGCTGTCCGCTATCGTGACAGGGGCAACGGGGAAGGACGAGAGAAGGCGGATACTGCAACGATTCAAGGCAAAAGAGATTAAGTACCTTGTGAACGTCTCAGTCTTGACCACGGGCTTTGACGCTCCGCACGTCGACGTTATCGCTATCTTACGGGCTACCGAATCCGTGTCTTTACTGCAACAGATCATAGGGCGCGGTCTACGCATAGACGATGACAAGGATGACTGTCTTGTTCTGGACTACGCCGAGAACCTTGAACGCCATTGTCCGGACGGTGACATATTCAATCCTGAAATCAAGGCAGGCATGGCAAGCGGCGAGGCTTCATACATCGAGGCAGAGTGTGCCGAGTGCGGAATCACCAACACGTTTAGCGCCCGAAAGAACCCTGACCAGTTTGAGGTAGACAAGTACGGCTATTTTGTAGACTTGGCAGGCGCAAGGATTGAGACTGACAGCGGGCCAATGCCAGCCCACTACGGCAGACGGTGCCAAGGGCTGGTTAAGCGAGGCGCTACGCACGTCCAGTGTGCTCACAGGTGGACAAGCAAGGAATGCCCGCACTGCGGAGCAGACAACGACATTGCCGCTAAGTATTGCGTTGAGTGCCGTGGCGAGATCATTGACCCAAACGAGAAGCTGCGGATTGAGTTCAAAGAGTTCAAGAAAGACCCGACACGCATACAGACGGATAGGGTTGTTGATTGGGAGGCCAAGCCAGTTGTTAGCCGAAAAGGTAATGAATGCCTGGTGGTGACGTTCCAGACCGAATACCGGAGCTTTAGCGTGTGGT